ACCCAGTGTCACGCAAAGAATGGAAGAAGCAAGCTGTCATCGCTCATACTGAGAATGCCAGAATGTTTTCTAAAAGATTGCTCTATGCTAAGGTGCTCTGGGAAGCTGATAAATTTAAGGACTATAGCGATATATACTTCCCGCTACAATTAGATTTTAGGGGCCGAGCATATTGTATTCCAGCCTTCTTAAATTATCAGAGCATATCAGGAGCTAAAGCTTTATTAACATTCAGTCAAGGCAAGGACATCACTGAAGATAATTCCGGTGGGTTCTGGCTTGCGGTTCATGGAGCTAACGTCTGGGGCAATGACAAGACTACTCTGGAAGAAAGAGCTGATTGGGCCATGCAGAACTTGGATATGTGTAAGAAAATAGTGGAAGACCCACTTGCTAATCGTGAATGGGAAGATGCTGACGCACCATTTCAATTTCTTGCTTGGTGTGAAGAGTGGGTTGGCTTTCAAGAACATGGTTATGGATACATCAGTCACATTCCGGTATCACTGGATGGTTCTTGTAATGGGCTACAGTTATACTCATTGATGCTGAAGGATTCTAAAGCTGGTAAGCTAGTCAATGTAGTACCAGCAGATAAACCACAAGACATCTATCAGATGGTGGCTGATGCAGTAACTTTAAAATTAAAGATGCATGCTAAAGAAGGTAAACCATTTGCTCAACAGTGGTTAGATTATGGTGTTAAACGCACGACTACTAAGCGCAGCATCATGACCATTTGTTATGGGTCTACCAGATATTCATGTACTGATTTTGTAGTAGAAGATTTAACTAAAAGAAAAGATAAAGGTGAGCAACATCCATTTGATGATATATTTAAACCTTCCATCTACTTAGCCAGTGTCATCTGGAGTAGTATTGGGGATAACCTAAAGTCAGCTAGACAAGGGATGAATTATCTACAAGCAATAGCTAAGATAGTATCTAAAGAGCAGTTACCCATTCACTGGATAACACCAGTTGGATTCCCAGTGTATCAATCTTACCCGGAGATGAAGAGTAAGCGTGTTAAAGCGATGCTCATGGGTGAGGTTATTAAACCGCGTATCAATACTGAAACTGATAACACAGATAGGTTGAGAATGTCGAATGGGATAGCACCAAATTTTGTGCATTCACTAGATAGTTCAGCGATGATGAGAACTGTGAATATAGCACATGATAATGGTATTAGAAATTTCTGTAATGTACATGATAGTTTTGGTACAACGGCATCAGATGTAGAGATGCTCTGTGTTAGTTTGAAGCAAGCATTTACTGAAATATTTTCAGGTCCATGTATACTGGAGACTTTTAAAAATGACATTAAGAAACAGATACCTGATAAATTACATAGTAAATTACCAGCTGTTCCTGATAAAGGAGATTTGAAAATGGATGACTTAGATAAGTGTGACTTTTTCTTTTCTTAAAGTACCCATATAAGATAATATAACATAAATGGAGATATATTTATGGTAACGCAGAAAAATGAGCGAATTGTATCACCAGTGGGGGTCAGCCAATACGCTTGGTTGACCGCTCCCGATACACGCTTCGATGAAAATGGTCATTACAAGACTAATTTAATTGTAAAGACCCAAGATGCTACTGAGCTTATGAATACTATTGACAAGGTATGTAAAATGGCCGTTGTTATGGCAAAAGAAAAAGCTAAGGGCAAGAAAATAAAGGAAGCTTCCTCACCTTATTCTGAAGAGACTGACGCTGAAGGTAATCTTACCGGCAATGTAATCTTTAAGTTTAAATGCAAAGCTAAAATTGTAACTAAAGACGGCACCATCATCCCTAATAGGGTGGCGTTATTTGATGCTAAAGGGAAGCCGATGACAGACGCCAATGTCTGGTCCGGTTCTGAAATCAAAGTAAGTGCAGAGCTCATTCCATACTATACAGCTATGGTTGGAGCTGGTGTATCAATGAGATTAAGAGCAGTACAAATATTAAAACTTGTTGAAGGTGGTAGTGGCAATGCAAAGGGCTACGGCTTCGATGAACAAGAAGGATATGAACACAAGGAGCCAGAAGCTAATGTCGTTGAAAAAGATACGTCAGAAGAAACAGCTGACTTCTAAAGAAGTTGGTGTTAAATATGGTTTTCGGTCTGGACTGGAAGAAGCGATTGCTCTGGAATTAGCTAGTAATGGTGTGATATTTACGTTTGAGGGTTCTAAATTAAAATATATTAGACCTGAAAAAGAACATACTTATACGCCTGACTTCTTCCTACCAGTCCAAAATATTTTTATTGAGACTAAAGGTCTATTCACAACAGCGGATAGACAGAAGATGAAATTAGTTAAATCTCAATATCCAGATTTAGATATTAGATTTATATTCAGTAATGCAAAATCAAGAATAAGTAAAAAAAGCAAAACAACCTATGGCATGTGGTGCGAGAGATATGGATTTCAATATGCAAGTAAGCACATACCTAAGGATTGGCTATGACATACAGGAATACAAGAAAAGAAACAAAATATATAATAGTATCAGACTCTTCTACTAAACCAGAAGAGAATATAGGATACAAAGAATTAGAAAAACAAGACCGCATGGATGGGTGGTTCAGTTGTCGCTATCATAAAATAATTAAACGTGATGGTAAGATAGAAGATGGTCGAGATATTGACCAGTCTAGTGTAATACTGAATGACCATGAGACAGCTTTTAAAAATAAGGTGTCTATAAGTGTTTGTCTTGTTGGTGGTAAATCACATAAAGGAAAACCAGATTGCAATTATACATTTAAACAATTTAAGTCTTTGAAAAAAGTTTTAAATGAATTAAAAAAAATGTATCCCATTGCTAAACAGGTTGGCCACAGAGACGTGGCCGACTCCGCATCGCCGAGCTTTGATTTATCAGAGTTTATGCGATAGTGTTGTTTGTTGGGGTGACTTTAGATATTTGAACCCATTCCTCTTTTGGGTGTAATCTAGAGTCACCTTATTTATAAGGAGAAATTAAATGGTTGTTAAAATGAAGCGCAAATATATACGCAAAGAAAAATATACACAAGTAGTGGTTACTAGAGAAACACATAAAGCACTACGACAACTAGCCGATATGAATAAGAGAAGTATGCTCAAACAATTAGAATTGTTAGTAGCAAAAGCTTTCGTAGATTTTCATATTTCAGCAGACATAAATTTATTAAAATGATGACACAAGAAAGTGAAAGTACATTTATACATCACCAACCATGTCCAGCTTGCGGTTCCAGAGATAATCTAGGAGTTTATAGCGATGGACATGTATATTGTTTTGGTTGTGGATATCACAAACAACATTTTCAAAATGGAGATACAATGACAACTAAAGAACCTACCTTACAGGATGCCTTCATTGAAGGTACCATCACCCCTTTACTAAAACGCAAACTTGACCACGATACTTGTGGTAAATTCAACTATCAAATTGGAACCAGCAATAACAAACCAGTACACATCGCTAATTATTATGATGCATCTCTTAAATTAGTAGCACAAAAATTACGTTATCCTGATAAAACATTTCAATGGATAGGGTCAGCTGGTGATGCTCAATTATTTGGTCAGCATTTATGGCGTGATAAAGGTAAGATGGTTATTATAACTGAAGGTGAAATAGATTGTCTGTCTGTATCTTCTATTAATGATAACAAATATCCAGTGGTTAGTATAAAGACCGGAGCTAAGGGGGCCCGCAGAGATTTACTTAAAGAATTAGAATGGTTGGAAGGTTTTGATAGCATAGTATTAATGTTTGACCAAGATGAAGCTGGTAAACAAGCAGCCAGAGAATGCGCAAAATTATTCTCACCTAATAAAGCTAAGATATGCACATTACCACTTAAAGATGCTAACGAAATGTTAGTTAAAGGTAAGAATAAAGAATTAATTAATTGTGTTTGGAGTGCAAAAGCATATAGACCAGACGGTATTGTTGCGGGGTCTGATATCTGGAACGATATAATAAAAGATGATGATAAAGTAACTGTTGATTATCCATTTAAATGTCTTAACACAAAGACACATGGGTTGCGTAAAGGTGAGCTTACTACTATTACAGCGGGGACTGGAGTGGGTAAAAGTTCATTTTGTAGACATATTGCTCTTCATATTTTGAAGAAAAATTTTTCAGTCGGATATATTGCATTGGAAGAGTCTGTTAAGCGCAGTGCCTTAGGCATAATTGGAATAGCGCTGGGTAAACCATTGCATCTTGGGTTGTCTGTTGTTAGTAAAGATAAATTACGTAAAGTATTTGATGACACGGTAGGTAATGGAAAGTTTTATTTATATAACCACTTCGGAGCTACAGCCAGTGATAATCTTCTAGCTAAAATTAGATATCTAGCTAAAGGATGTGGGTGTGACTTCGTAATACTGGACCATTTACATATGGCTTTATCAGCAGTTGGGGATGAGACTACCACTGATGAGCGTAAGCTAATTGATTATACAGTTAGTAAGCTTAGGACTTTGGTAGAAGAAACGGGTATTGGAATAATATTAGTTAGTCATTTACGTAGGCCTGAAGGTAACAAGGGATATGAAGATGGGGTTGCTGTGTCTATGAATAGCTTGCGCGGGTCAGCGTCAATAGGACAGTTGTCTGATATAATCATAAGTATGTCACGTGACTTGCAATCTGATAAGAATTTAGCAAAAGTGAATATATTAAAGAATAGATTCAGCGGTGAAACTGGACATGCATGTACTTTATATTATGATTTAGAAACAGGATGTTTGAAGGAAACTGATGGATATAAACAAAGCGATTTTTGATAGAAGACTGATGCCTAAGAAGTCAGACATAGTTAAAAATCTTCAGTGGTCGAGCATAGTGTTGGATGCATTAATGACGGCTTCAATGACTAATAGCGATGTTTACATTGATGTTGCTACACCTGAAGCAGAAAAAGTAATTAACAAAGCATTGGATGCTCTGGCGGCCGCCGGTGATACCCGTGCTTTACAAATATCAGTGAGAAGAGTAAGACTTAATTAATGAAGAAGAAATATACACCTAAATTATCTAATATAAAATATCAGTTTGTTATTGTTTATTGGGTAGACATAGAATCAGACTCTAATTGGAGAGAACTGTCTAGTTTATTGAAGGACCAATTACCGCTGTGTATATCCAGTGGTTGGTTAATTAAATCTGATGATGAGATATATAGAATAGCTAGTGATTTTAATTTTAATATAGATGGGACTATCAATGAAGTAGGTAATACTACTATCATTCCTACAAGTGTGGTTAAAAAAGTAGTTAAGTTAGAAATACTATGAACAAGTTTCTGGAACATTTTTTTATTGTTGCCTTCTGGATAGTATTGGTTGTGACAGCATTATTAGTAATGTCAGGTTGTACAACAACACCGGATGGAAAGATACATATAGAACTAGAAATGGATACGGACAGTAAGATTAAGGTATCACATGATAAGGTTTATATTGAAAAGACAATAGTAAAGTGGTAATTAATTTATAATATTTTAAACGGAGTTAATAAAGTGACAAGAATTAAACATTTAGTGCATAGCACTATTGACATTGGTTCTGGATATATTCTTGCAGTATTAATTCAGATGTTTATTTTTCCATTCTATGGATTGTATCCACCCCTAATAGACATGCTCAGTATCTCATTAATATTTATGCTGGTATCCATAACAAGGTCTTACTTATGGCGTAGAGTTTTTTACACATGAAACATAGTGATAAAGGACACGCGGGTGAGCTTATTGGTGCAGCGTGGTTAATCAAACAAGGTTACTGGGTGTTTCCAAATGTTGCACCACACGGAGTGATAGATTGTGTGGCTATACATAAAGTGACCCATAAGACTTTATTTGTAGATTTCAAAGTAGTAAGCCGAAATAAAAAAGGTTGGGAACGCTCCCGGATAACTAATGAGATGGGTAAACAGCTGGGTGTTAGGATTTTGTATGTAGATTTAGAATCACATGAGTGTCGCATTAAAGATACTTGGAAAGATTATATAAAAAACAAACGTAAAATAAAAATGGAGAAATAGTGAAGAGATATATATTTGATATTGAAACTAACGGGTTGTTACCGGATGTTAATAAAGTGCATTGTATTATATTATATGATTTAGATACTAAAAAAATAATACATGACTCTAATAAAAACGCACTTAAAAAATTAACTAATGCAGATTTAATTGTTGGTCATAACATAATTAAGTTTGATATTCCTGTCCTTGAAAAGATTTATAATTTTAAACCGCATGGAAAAATATTTGATACTATTGTTGCAACACGTTTATTATTCCCTGACGTAAAGGACTCAGATTTTAAACGCGGAGATAAATTCCCTAATAAACTTATAGGCAAACACAGTTTGGAAGCTTGGGGGCACCGTATTGGTGTATATAAAAACACTTATGAAACAGATTGGAAAGAATGCACACCAGAACTTATTGCATATTGTAAACAAGATGCACTTGTTAATGCTAGTTTATATACAGCCATAGAACGTAAAGGTTATTCCTGTCAAGCAATGGTGTTGGAACATGAAGTGGCAACTTTAATATTTAAACAAGAACAACAAGGTTTTATGTTTGATAAAATTAAAGCAGAAAAATTATATGGTAAATTAAATGCAAGACGTTTGGGGATAGCAGAAGACTTACAAGAATTATTCCCGCCAGTGATTGAGAGAATACCATTCATCCCTAAAGTAAATAATAAAACTAAAGGGTATGTCAAAGGAGAAGTTTTTTATAAAGAAAAAAAGATAACATTCAATCCATCAAGTAGGCAACATGTTGTTGAGAGATTAAAAATAAAATATGATTATGCCCCAGAAGTTTTTACAGCTGATGGGAAACCTAAGATGGATGATGCTATACTATCTAAATTAAATTATCCTGAAGCTAAACTATTAGCAGAACATTTTCTATTAGATAAAAGAATTGCACAATTAGCCACAGGGCAACAAGCATGGTTGAAGTGCGTGGTCGGTGATAAAATTCATGGTACATGTAACACCAATTCCACCGTGACCGCAAGAGCTTCCCATGCTTATCCTAATTTGGCCCAAGTACCAAGTGTTACAGTCCCATATGGTAAAGAATGTAGAGAATTATTTAAAGTACCAGATGGCAAAGTGTTAATTGGTGTAGATGTTTCAGGATTAGAAGTAAGAATGTTGGCACATTATATGGCCGCCTATGATGAGGGCGCTTATAGTAAAGTGGTCCT